TGTACAACTCGGTCCGCCAGTGGCGCGATCAATTCCCTTTTTGGAGCGATGACACCATCGCACGCGGCCTGAAAAGCCTGCGCTCGCGCGGTGTCATTGTCGCCGAGGCATTGAGTCAAGATCCGCGCGATCGGTCGCTGTACTACCGGATCGACTACAGCGCAATGCCGGAATGCATTACCGCAATTTGCGGTAATGGACACACGCAGATTGCGGCAATCTCTAATAGAACAGAGACTACATCAGAGATACCCCCTGTATCCCCCAAAGGGGACACTACTGATGCCGTCGAGGTCAAGGCAAAAAGACAACGTCTCAAGCTCAAGACACTGAGCGAGTACATCGAGACGATCCCGCCGGACGAGTACGTCATCAAGCCGACTGACGTCATCTATGACCGAGGCGTCCCGGCAGAGATGATCCAGCTCGCATGGCTCGCATTTAAGGAGCGGTACACGACCAACGAAAACCACAGCGGCAAGCGGTACAAATCGTGGGTCCAGGCCTTCAGGGATCACGTCGACGGCAACTTTTTGAGGCTCTGGTACGTCGACGCATCGGGTCAATACGTGCTGACGACTGTCGGCGCTCAGGCTCACGCCCGGCTTTGTGGGGGGATTTCATGACAAAGCACATCGTCTGCTACAGCGGCGGGCATTCGTCTGCAATCGTCGCTATCGAGGTCGCGCGCCGTTTCGGCAACGCCGACCTGGTGCTGATCAATCACGACATGCATTTTACGGTCGAGCACGCTGACATTAAGCGATTTAAGGCCGAGGTGGCGGCGTACATCTGCACAAATCCGACTTTTGCAAGTCGGCGCAATGCGAGCCAGGACCAATTCGACGTATGCGTTGAAGCCGGCGCGTTCAAAGTCGGCTCCGGATCTGAGCTATGCACGTCACGTCTCAAGACCGAGCCGTTCATGACGTGGCTCGCCGAAAACGTTGCCGACAAAGACGCTGTGATTTATTACGGCTTCGACGCTAGCGAGATGCATCGCGTACAGCGGCGCGTCGGGATCATGGCGGCGCAAGGCTGGCGCACCGACTACCCGTTGCTGTGGTCAGATCGCACGATCCATCAGACGGAGGAAATCGGCATCAAGCGCCCTAGCACGTATGGGACTTTCAGGCACGGCAACTGCATCGGATGCCTGAAAGCCGGATGGCAGCACTGGTATATCGTCTACTGCACCAGACCTGACATCTGGGCGAAGGCCAAGTGGGCGGAAGAGGAGATCGGCTACGCGATACACCACGGCAACGATGGCCCCGAATACCTCGAAGACATGGAACCCCGCTTCGAGGCCATGCGGGCAGCCGGAGTGCCCGCGACCGAGCACATCACGCAGCAGCGATTCTGGGCGCATGCGAAGAAAGTGATAAAAATCAATCCGCAGATGGAGCTGTCTCTGCCGTGCGAATGCACTGAAGGGGGGGCTGTTTGATGCGGACTCAGAGACTGGAGGCAGAGCAATCGGTAATCGGGTCAGTGCTCGCAGACAATCGAGCCCTCGAAGCGGCGCAGCCGCTGGCATCGTCCGATTTTGCGCATGCGCAGCATCAGCTGATCTGGGCGGCGATGGGTCGGATGGCCGCGCGTCACTACCCGATTGACGCGATCACACTACAGACCGAGCTGGGGGCGTCGTATGCAGCCGCAGGCGGGCAGGCGTACATCGATGCAATCGCAGCCGCGATGCCGTCGGCCCGGAACGTGCGCCGCTATGCTGAGATCGTCCGCGAGGCATCGGCACGTCGGGCGATCATTGCGGCAGCCGAGGCAATGATCGAGGGTGCGCGAGATAGTGACAGTATCGATGCAGTGCTCAACTGCGCCGGCACGGCGATGTCGTCGATCATGCGGGGTCAGACTAAGCGGGCGCCGCGATATCTTGCAGAGATCGCGGCTGAGCGTACTGCGTACTACGAGCGACTCAAAGCGGGCGAAGAGCAGAGCGGGTGGCCGACCGGGATAGCAGGGCTTGACGCTGCGCTGAACGGGGGTATCCGCCCCGGGAAGCTCTATTTTGTCGGCGCGCGCCCTGCTGTCGGAAAATCATCTCTGTCCGCTCAAATCCTGCTGGAGCTTGCGCAAGCCGGGCATTGCGGTCTATTTCTAAGCCAGGAAATGTCTGCAGAGGAGGTCGCCGATAGGGCGGTGTCAAATGTCGGACGCATCGAATACGGGAGACTCCAGACCGGCAATCTGAGCGACAGAGACTGGGGCCGGGCAGTCGAGATGCTGGAGCGGATGGCGACAATGCCGGTCCTGGTCGACGACCAGGGCTCGCTGACGATTGCAGACATCCGAGCAAAAGTCCGGAGCGTGCCGGGTCTGCGCGTCGTCGTGCTCGACTACCTGCAGCTCTGCGCCCGCAGCGATGGGTCGTCCGGAGCGAATCGGAATGCAGAGATCGAGGAAATATCTCGCCGGCTGAAAGCGCTCGCAATGGAGATGCAGATTGCGATCATCTGTCTGTCACAGCTCAATCGCAATGTAGAGCAGCGAGCCGGAGGCCGGCCCGTGCTCGCGGATTTGCGGGATTCGGGGTCAATCGAGCAGGACGCAGACGCGGTATTCCTGCTGTGGCCGGTCCGCGAAAATGAGGGATCGAAACTGACCGGGCTCAATGTCGCTAAAAATCGGCAGGGACGATGCACAGAGATCGCGCTCGACTTCGCAGGGTCTGTGCAGCGCTGGTCCGAGTCTAGCGAGTCACTCGACCAGCCCCAGCAGTCGAAGCAAGTGCAGTCACGGGGGATGCGATGAAAGCACCGGAGCACATCAAATCGAGACTCGCGCAGATCAGAGCAGAGATCGTCGGCAGTCACCCGGATTACCGGGCCTGGGCTCGTCGGCTGCGTATGCGTGAGCTGGCATGTGAGCGTCTGACTCAATTTCAGCGGGCCGCATGGCGCGAGGCGATTGCATCATGCTAGTGCTAGTCGCATGTGAGTACTCGGGCCGGGTACGAGAGGCCTTCCGGGCTAGGGGTCATGATGCATGGAGCTGCGATCTGCTAGACTGCGAGGATGGGTCGGCGCATCACATTCAGGGCGATGCGCTCGCCGCTGCCGCATCGCGTCCATGGGATTTGGTCATTGCACACCCGCCGTGCACACACCTCGCTGTGAGCGGCGCCCGGCACTTCGCAGCAAAGCGGGCCGACGGGAGACAACAGGAGGCGATCGACTTTTTCTTGGCATTGGCCCGACTTCCGGTGCCGCTCCTGGCCATCGAAAATCCAGTGTGCATCATGTCAAGCGTGTGGCGCAGGCCGGATCAGACGATCCAGCCGTGGCAATTTGGGCACGGAGAGTGCAAAGCCACATGTCTATGGCTCAAGGGCCTGCCGCACCTCGTGCCTACAAATATCGTGCCAGGGCGTGAGCAGCGCATACACCGAATGCCGCCCGGCCCAGATCGCTGGCGTGAGCGTAGCCGTACATTTCAGGGCATTGCTGATGCGATGGCTGATCAGTGGGGTAGCCCGCGACAGCTAGAGCTAATCGCATGACCCCGGACTACTCCGCAATGCTCGCGCATCTCGTAGATCTCGCCGGAAGACCCGGGTGGAAATCGTACGCATGGCACAGAGCGCAGCAGCTTGACGCTGACGAGTCAGGGATGTGGCGTGGAATTGCAGATGCACTAGTCGAAAAAATGAAGCACGGAAGGGTCTATGCTTTCAAGCTCGCTGCTGTGCGGTACGCGCTCGCTGATGCCCTGCCGGCATGGGCGCCGCAGGGTCTTGGAAATGTTGATAGAACAGCACGGGATTAAATAATTTGTTGACTGCTGCGGACGGACGACGTACATTAGTACCACTGCAGCAATCAGGAGAAACTAGATGATCGAAGCATTCACAAAGGCATGGTTTGCGAACCTGCACACCATGCGCGAGAAGTTCGCGGCCAAGCACCCGGAGGACTACAAGGAAGTGGTTCGCGCCGTGGTGGAGATGCTGTCCGACGCCATCACTGGGCACGACAAGCCCGACCCGAAGCGCATTCACGAGATTGACGACGGCAACTACCATGGCACACTTGTTTATGTGATCGGAGCCACAGGATACCAGCCGTACAGTTACTGGTACGTGAAAGTAAGTTACGGGTCATGCAGCGGGTGTGACACCATCGAAGCGATTCGCTGCGACAGCGTCGGCGAGAAGCCGACAGAGACTCAGATCGGCGAATACATGACGCTCGCTCTGCACATCGTGCAGGGTTTTCGAGAGATGGGCGACAGCGATGCATGACTGCAGGACGTGTGCGCATAGCGCTGTCATGCACGGCGTTACGCGATGCCAGAGCACTGCGAAGTGCAGCGATGGCGATCAGTACGCGGCGTCTGCTCCGGTGGTTCTGTGGGCGCATAGTCAGCCTCGAAATCCTCGACTTGGAATCCGCACATGCGAGCTAGACCCGGAGCTGTGTGAGGCATGGAGCCCGTGCGGGCTGCGGGATCTGACGCTCAGGGATATTGAGCGCGACGGAGTTAGGCTCATCGTCACCGATGCGGTGGGGGGTGCGTGAGCAAGCAGGTATTCATCCTCGTGCACTCGACGGCAAGGCAGCGCGCGATTGATGCCGTTCGGTCAGCGCCAGAAGGCTACCGTGTCGAAATCATACAGCAGACGCGGACACTAGAGCAAAACGCCCGCATGTGGGCGATGCTCGGTGAGATTGCGGATCAGGTCGTCTGGTACGGCCAAAAGCTCACGTCGGAAGAGTGGAAAGACGTGCTGACTGCCGGACTGAAGCGTCAGAAAGTCGTGCCCGGCATCGATGGCGGTTTCGTCGTGATCGGAGCAAGGACGAGCAAGATGACGCGGACAGAGATGTCGGAACTGACAGAGTTCGCATACGCATTCGGAGCACAGCAAGGCGTTCGGTTTCGCGCCGTGATTTAGATATATCGGAGAGGCGATGCCGGAGGCAGTCGCCTCGGACGCAGCGTTAGGGGCCATGCGCCACGGAAAGGAAGCGAAATGACAGTTGCGGAACTGATTGAGTTTTTACAGAAACAACCATCCTGATTATGGCACCTAACGCTGCGATTAACCAGGCCGAAGGTCCGGGTTGAATGGTGTGTTAGGCCGAAATACCCGAAACGAAAGGACAGAAGCATGCAATGGCTACGCAACCTGTGTGCGCCGTGTTTCCACAAGTGGGAGCCGTGGCGCGAGTACAACCTGCACAGAGTTTTCGACGACTGCATTGTTGGGAGCGAAGTGGTCCACCGCTGCACAAAGTGCGGACTTACGCGCACTGAGCGCACGCGATGAGGACTAACGTCGGCGATGAGCGGACCGCGACGGCAAGGTGTTCCCGGTGGAGTACGACGCATACCAACTGCGGGCATCACGCCTATCGTGACAAATTAACAGATTGCTATGGTGCGGAAAAAAAAGTGCCGAGTCTGTAAGTGCGCATTCGAGTCGGTGCGACCAATGCAGGCCGTCTGCGGGATATTGTGCGCAGTAGAGCATGCAAGGTCAAAGCGCGCAAAGGCGGATGCTGCAAAACTTCGTGTCGATCGAAAAGAGACACGGAGGAAGCTGGACGAAATGCAGGGGATCCCGGAGCTGCTCAAAAAAGCGCAGCATGCATTCAACTCATACATCCGCGCACGCGATGCAGGCCGGCCATGCATCTCATGCGGACGACCGCTATCTGCAGGGTCAGTCGGCGGAGGGTATGACTGCGGGCACTATAGATCAGTCGGATCTGCCGGGCATCTGCGATTCGACGAGCAAAACGCGCACGGGCAGTGCAAATACTGCAATCAGCATTTAGCAGGAAATCACGTCATGTACCGCATCGGGCTGATCGAGCGCATCGGGATCGATGCAGTCGAACGTATCGAATCGGACAACCGCACCACGAAGTGGGGGCGCGATGAGCTGAGAGAGCTGGCGGTAAAATACCGGGCACGTAGTAAACAAGTGCTATAATAGCGGCACGGATTTTGAGAATCAAGGTACGCGGATGGCAAACATTTTCAAGCTGGGCCAGGCATTCAAGCCGACATGCGTGGCCGGAGTCAAGTCAGATAGATTCATCGAGCCCCACGGATGTGAGAGCATGGATGAGTGGCGGGTCGCGTACAAAAACGCGGACGCGCTCGCGGAAAAGCTCAGTGAGTCGAAGTTCCATGCCGGGTTCCGTGCCTTTTGCATCCTGAGTGGCCGATTCATCGCTAGCGACCTGATCGAGGCCCTGTGCGTACGCAATGATTGGCTGGTCGAGGACATGACGATCAGCACACTGTCAATGAGCCAAGACAATATCGACAGCCTTAAAAACCTGCTCAAGGGCGATTACGTCCGCTCGCTGAACATCGTCATATCTGACCACTATTTCCAGCACGAGCGCGGCAATGGCGGCATGGTCCCGTACCTATACGAGACGCTTGATTACGAGGATCGCACTCAAATCGCGGTCGCAGCAGTCCACACCAAGATCTGCATGATTCGCACAGCCTGCGGAAAAAAGATCGTGATTCACGGCTCGGCCAACCTGCGGTCATCTGACAACATCGAGCAAATCGTTGTTGAGCACTCGCCAGAGCTGTATGATTTCGCTCACGGCGTGCATGCTCAGATCATCGAGCGGCACAAGACGATCAACAAATCAGTGAGGGGAAATGAGCTATGGCAACAGGTTCTGAGGGCTACAAGCGAATCAACGAAAGCCGGGCACGAACAGCAGCCCAAGGCCGAAACCCTCAGCGTGGCGGCTAAGGCCGGGGTTTAAGTGGCCAACCCGTCGCGACTCACCCCCGAGCAGTGGGAGATGATCCAAAACCGCCGCTTGGTCGGTGAGTCGGATTCGGCACTTGGGCGCGAGTTCGGGATCAGCGAGGCGGCGATCCGGAAAAGGTACGGGCCCAAGGTGCGAAGCGAAAGTTCGAAGGTTCGAAAAGTCGCCGAAACGCTCGCACTCGCTAACGCCGCACTCGCTGAACTACCGCCCAGCCAACGCGGCGCGGCCATCTCGCTCGCCGACATGCTGGGCCGGGTGAGTCGTGACCTTGCGACATCGGCACTCAACGGGGCGAGGACATCAGCCATTCTGAGCGGCGTCGCAACCAAGGCGGCCGAGCGGGTCAACCCGGACGCGCCCATGGAATCGCAAGAGGACCTCCAAGCCGTGGCCGCCGTCACACGCATGGCCAACGACGCTGCCTCTGTCGGACTGGCGCTGATCGCGGCGAATCGTCAGGCCCCACTTCCGGGCGAGACTGTAGCGATGTCTTCGAACAAGATCATCATCGAGTATGTCGATTCAGCTCCCAAGCTGGACGCGTGATTTTCAGCGGCCCAGCCGGTACAAGTTCGCCCATGGCGGGCGCGGCTCGGGCAAGTCGTGGGCGTTCGCCAGGCTGGCACTGCTGTACTCGTTGGGCACCAAGTCGCGCATCCTCTGCTGTCGGGAGCTTCAGGTCAGTATCACGGATTCGGTGCACAAGCTGTTGTCGGATCAGATTTCGGCTATGGCCCTTGACGCCCATTTCGATGTGGGCCGGTCCTACATTCGGTGCCTGACAAGCGGGGCTGAGTTTGTGTTCAAGGGCCTGCGCACCAACGCGGCCGAGATCAAATCCATGGAGGACATCGGTCTGTGCTGGGTCGAGGAGGCCCAGGGCGTAAGTGCTGCTTCGTGGGAGCTGCTCACCCCAACGATCCGGGCGGCAGGATCTGAGATTTGGGGCACCTTCAACCCATCCGCGCCGACAGATTATGTCTGGGCTGAGTGGTGCGCGTCACCTCGGCCTGACGTCATTGCCCGCACCGTCAATTGGTCCGATAACCCATGGTTTCCGCCCGAGCTTGAGCAAGAGCGCGTGCAGATGCTGGGCACCGATCCAGACCGCTACGCGCACGTGTGGGGCGGTGGATTCAGGACAATCTCAGATGCGCAGGTACTCAAGAGCAAGTGGTGCGTGCGCGACTTCGAGGCCGCCGCCGGTTGGGATGGACCGTACTACGGCGCCGATTGGGGCTTTGCCAAAGACCCGACAACCCTTGTCAGGGCATGGGTACACGACAAAACCCTATGGATCGATTACGAGGCCTATGGCATGGGGATTGACATCGACAAGACCGGCGCGCTGTTTGATGGGGTTCCGGGAGCGCGCGATCACACTATTCGCGCCGACTGCTCTCGACCCGAGACGATCAGCTACATGCAGCGCAACGGGTGGCCCGAGGTCAGGGCGGCCGATAAATGGCCGGGATCGGTGGCCGATGGTGCGGCATACCTAAGGTCGTTTGACCGGATCGTGATCCACCCGCGATGCGTCAAGACTGCCGAGGAGGCCAGCCGGTGGAGCTACAAGGTGGACCGGCTCAGCGGCGACGTGCTGCCCGAGTTCGTGGACGCCGACAATCACATCATGGATGCGCTGCGGTATGCGCTGGCACCACTCATCAAAGGCGGCGCATCATTCGATGACTGGATGCGCATCAAGTAGCATAATGCGCGACATGACGCAAGGGGTATTAGATGGCTGACTGGTCAATTCGCAAGGCGTGGGATGGCCTGCGCTACGCATTCGGGGGCAGTGCGCCGAGCTTTTTCGGGCCTGGCAATCCCCTGCCGCCGGCTGCGCAAGAGCAGGCCGAGGGACGCAAGTTCGATTTCCCCGTTGCGGCCAACGTCCAGATTCGCACGCGGGCATATGAGCCGCTGAGCTTCGAGCAGCTTCAGGCCTTCGCGACCAACTGCGACCCGCTGCGCCTCGTCATCGAGACACGCAAGGACCAAGTTTCCGGGCTCGATTGGACGGTCAAGGCTCGCGAGGGGTACGACGTGCCGCCCGATTTGATCGCATCGGCTGAGGCCTTCTTCCGGTCGCCGGATGGCGAGCAGGATTTCGACTCGTGGGTTCGGGTGCTGTTGGATGACCTTCTTGTCATCGATGCGCCAGCGATCTACCGGCGCCGCAATAAAGCGGGTGAGTTGGAGGCGCTTGAGATCATCTACGGCGGGACCATCAAGCCGATCCTTGACCCGTGGGGCCGGATGCCCAAGGATGGCGGGCCAGCTTATCAGCAGATCCTCAAGGGCTTGCCTGCCGTTGATTACACCCCTGACGATCTGATCTACAAGCCCCGAAACAGGCGATCGCACAAGGCTTATGGCATGAGTCCGGTGGAGCAGATCGCCAACACGGCCCGCGCCGCGATCGCCCGGCAGACTCAGCAGATGCGCGAGTTCGAGGGCTCGAACGTCCCCACGGCCGTCGCAGGCGCACCGGACAATTGGACCCCCGAGCAGATCGAAATATACCAGCGCAGGTTTGACGAGTGGATGATCGGCGACCCGGCCGAGCGGTCAAAGGTCCGCATGATGCCGCTGGAGATGGCAAACAGCTTCAAAGCCACGATGGGCGGGATCGAGCTGAAAACCCCGTTTGATGAGTGGTTGATTCGCTTGATCTGTTTCGCGTTTTCAATCGAGCCAACCCCCTTCATCACGACCACGAATCGCAGCGTGGCAGAGACGGCCCGCGAGCAATCGCTCACGGAAGGTGTCGAGCCCATCAAACGCTGGATCAAGTCCTTGATCGATGCTGAGCTGGCGCGGTTCTGGTCGCCGTCGATTGAGTTTGTTTGGGACGATCAGCAGGTTATCGATGCGCTGGTGCAGGCCCAGATCGCCCAGATCCTCATCACCGCAAAGGTCAAGACCCCTGACGAGATCCGCGAGGAGTACGGCCTGAAGCCCATGACGCCAGAGCAACTCGCAAGCATTGCGCCGCCCCCGCCAGCAGGCGGCGGGTTTGGGTTCGCTGCGCCTTCGGGCCCGATGCAAAAATCAGCCGGTAGCGGTGAGGTATTTGTTGGCGACGTTGTCACGCATGTGCATATCGGAGACACTACACACTCTGATGTGACCCCGAGGACGTAATATGACAATCATCAAATTTGACTCCACGACCGCCGCACGTATCGCCGCCGCTGATTTGCGCCGAGAGTACCCGGGCGCACGAGTCACAGCAGACGGGGACAGCGTGCTGATCCGCCCTGGCGTACTGATGCGCATCCGCGCTGCTCTCGGGCTGTGACATACGTCCGATTTAGCCGTGAGGCTGCGCCGGTCTCGAAGGGCGGTATCCGCCCGCTCGATCCAGATGGGCCATCAGCAAAAAGACACTCTGTACGGCTGCGGGGGATCATCCGCGAGATGCTGCGCGATGCAGCTCCGGGGATAGCCCGGCACATCGCGCAGTCAGTGGGATCGATCAGCAAGATGCAAGACCCGATCGATGCGATCCTGGCCGGGATTGATTTCGGCAAATTCGTCGCACGCATCGACCCAATCGCCGAGATCCTTGCATCGAGCGCTACGGCATCGACGCAGACCGCCCTCGAATCTGTGATGTCGACCAGCTCGGCAGTCTCTGCAATCTCCACCCGCTATGCAGTCGATCAAGCCAGGGCGAGGGCGGCCGAGCTGGTTGGCATGCGATTGATGCCGGACGGATCGATCATCCCCAACCCCAACCCCGTCTGGGCGATCACGGACGCCACCCGCGAGATGCTGCGGCCCGTCATCGAGACT